GCTCTTGAGCCTCATTCTGGGCGTCTTCGTATTAATGGGACTCCCGTTCATTATGATGCATTTATTACTAACATACTTAATGGTTTTGTTAAGGCAGAAGCTAAAGGGGAAGATTACAGCTGGAAAGTAATTACATATAAAGCTTTATTAGAAGATGGCATGCCTCTCTGGCCATCATGGTTTGGACTTGCGGAAATGGAGAGGAAGAAGAAGTTTTACGCAGATTCTGGACAACCTCAAAAATTTTACCAGGAATACATGATGGAGGTCCAGAGTGAGGAAGATGCGATATTTACAAGAGACCATATAAAATACTGGGATGGTCAGTTTGTTCATGATGAAGAATCTGGCATTAGCAGTGTAGTTACGGAGGATGGCGATGTTAAGGCAGTTAACGTTTTTGCAGGGGTTGATCCTGCTACGGACTCTCAGCGTAGGGATGCTGATTATAGTGTTATCATCTTTATTGCTTGCGATATGGACAATAATATTTACGTTCTCGATTATCTTAGGAAGCGTTCTCTACCTGTGCTCGGTATTCCAGGGTCTGATAAAAAAGGGATTGTCGATTATGTCTTTGATTACGGAAAAATATATAAACCCTTAATGTTTACAATTGAGGATACTTCAATGTCTAAGCCTGTATTTCAGGCAATAAGAGCAGAGATGCTTAGAAGGAATGACTTTTCTGTTCCGTTTAGGGAAGAGAAGCCAGGAAATCGTATGAGTAAGAGAGATAGAATACAAGAAATATTAGCACAAAGATTTGCTGTAGGTCAGATGCATATTAAGAAGAATCATTATGATCTGCAGAGAGAAATAATTACTTTTGGACCGCGTATGGCCCATGATGATACAATAGATGCACTAGCATATGCATGTAAGTTTGCATATCCTTGTGACTTTAAAGAGGGAAAAGATGGAGAATGGATCAAGAAGAAACCCAAAGCTAAATCGTGGGTAACAGCATGAGGAAGAGTCTTATGAATTGTGTTATGGAAAATATTATTCGGATTATTATTTTTAGGGACAAATAGATATGGTGATTACATTACAGATGAGTGTCCGCAGGCGGGGTACAGCTGCCCAAAAATTTGTGACGTAGATCACATTCACCTACCAAAAAAGGAGTGTAAAGATGCCAAAAGGAAAAGGAACATATGGGAAGCAGGTCGGAAGACCTCCAAAGAAAAAGAAACCGACTCGCAAAAAGAAGTATTAACAGGGGAGTGCAATAATGGCAAAGACAAAAAGAGCAGATGAAGTAAGGCAATTATATAAGTTATCTAATAATTGGACAAGAAAGCAGTGGGAGTTTTTAAACCAGAAAGGTTTTGATTTTGCCCATGATGAACAATTAACTCAGGAAGAGAAGGATAGCCTTGAGGAACAGGGAATGCCTACATTCACTATTAATCGTATTCTTCCTGTTGTAGAGATGCTTAATTTCTATGCAACTGCAAACAATCCTCGGTGGCAAGCAATTGGCTTAGAAGGTTCTGATTCAGATGTAGCATCTGTGTTTGGCAATCTAGCAGATTATATTTGGCATTTGTCTGATGGTAGTACATTATATTCTAATGCTATAAATGATGCTATCTGTAAAAGTGTAGGCTATATGCTTTTAACTGTAGATCCAGATAGAGATGATGGAATGGGGGAGGTTGTAATACAACAGCCAGAACCATTTGATATTTATGTAGATCCTAAATGTCGGGATATGTTACTTAGAGATGCTGCATTTATTCTCATTAGAAAAGTTTTGCCTAAAAATCATTTAATTAAATTATTTCCTGATCATAAAAGAAAGATTAATGCTGCATCTTCAGATGAGGCTAACCAAAATAGTTGGAGTGCAAGAGCTTCTGGTGATTCTGAGCAAGAACTCTTTTCATACAATGATGATAGAAGTGATTCTCAAGCTATCAATCCAGATGGTTCAGAAGATTCTATGATTGAATTCTTTGAAGTATATGAAAAATTAAAAATACCACATATAAATGTTTTTTATAGAGTACCTCCAACTCCAGAACAACTAGAGCAAATGAAGCAGCAAGTTGCAGTAAAGATGAAAGAGATGCAGGCAGAGATGGAAGTTCAATTATTAGAACAACAACAACAAATGCAGGAAGCTGTACAAGCAGGAGAGATGCTGCCTGAAAGATATGAACTCGAAATGCAGAAAGCTCAAGAAATGATGCAAGCACAATTGCAAGGAGCAGAGCAACAGTATATGAGTGAACTGCAGAATGAAACATCTAAGATTGAAAATAAAGTTATTAGTGAAAAAGAATTTAAAATACTTATGACTGATGAGGGGTTTGCAAAGAATGTTGTTGGTCAAATGCGTTTTCATGCTCATAGGATCCAGCAAACATGTGTTGCAGGAGATAAGGTGTTATATGAAGAAGTATTGCCAGAGAACATTACAGATTATCCATTAGTGCCATTTCATTTTAAATGGACAGGAACTCCTTTTCCAATGAGTGCAGTAGCACCATTGATAGGTAAGCAGAGAGAGATGAATAAATCACACCAAATTATGGTGCATAATGCATCACTTGGTAGTTCTTTGCGCTGGATGCATGAAGAAGGGTCTATAGATATGGATTACTGGGAGAAGTATTCATCGTCTCCTGGTGCCTTATTACCCATTAGGCCTGGTGCTACTCCTCCTACCGCAGTGCCTCCAGCGCCACTTTCAAATGCTTTCTTTACTATAATTCAAGAGGGTAAGAGTGATATGGAATATCTAGCTGGTATTTATTCTTCAATGCAGGGAGATACACAACAACAGCATGAAACATTTAGAGGTATGTTAGCATTAGACGAATATGGAACTAGGAGAATAAAACAATGGATGCAACATTCTATTGAGCCAGCTCTTAGACAGATGGGTAGATTAGTAATGCAATTTTCACAAGCAGTTTATACAGCTAATAAGAGATTTAGGATTATTCAGCCATCTGCTATTCAAGAACAGAGAGAACAGGAAATTAATATCCCGCTTTACAATGATATGGGGGAAGCTATAGGAAAGTCTATGGACTATGCTTCTGCTAAATTTGATATTACTATAGTTGCTGGATCTACGCTTCCAGTTAATAGATGGGCATATCTAGAAGAATTAAAACAGCTTATGCAGTTAGGAGTAGTAGATGATATTGCAGTTCTTGCAGAAACAGATCTTAGAAATAAAGAAGGCATAGCAAAGAGAAAATCTATGTATGCTCAAATGCAGGGACAGATAGAGCAAATGGATGAAGAGATAAAAGATCAAGCTGGAACTATCGAAACTCTTGAGCGTCAATTAGTTCAATCTGGAATTAAAAGCAAAGTTCTTCAGGGAGAAATGGAACTTGAAAAGAATAAGCAAGATATTAGAGGATCTAGGCAATCTGCTCTTCTTGAGACAGAAGCTCAGCAGAAACTGCTTCGTAATGTAATGAAGAATGAAGTTGATGTTGCTGGACAAAAAATGGATCTTGCAGTTCAACAAGCTGCTAATAGTGCAAAAAAAGATTAAAATAATTGTTGCTTTATAATACAATACTTTATATAAGTTTACAGACTCTTAAATAAGGAGAATAAACAATGGCAGAAGAAACTACCCAAAGTAACCCAGAAGCTGTACAAGATGCAGTTTTTGGCTCTAAAGGAAATGATTTCTTTGAAGCGCTCGAAAATGACGTCAATGGCGCAATACAAGATGACGTGCAAAACTCTGAGGTAACCCCTCCAGCTAATAGTGGCCCCGAACAGGTAACCCACGTCCAAAGCGAGGAAGGCTCCAAAACTGAGGCAGAAGTCGATTGGGAACAGAGATACAAAGATTCAACCAGAGAAGCTCAGCGATTACATCAAGAGATGTCTGATTTGAAACCATTTGTTCCTGTTCTTGACGCAATGAAGAATGACAGTGGCCTTGTAGACCATGTCCGTAATTATCTGACAGGCGGTGGCAAACCTTCAGCTACAATTCAAGATCAACTTGGATTAGATGAAGATTTTGTCTTTGATGCCTCTGAAGCAATGTCTGATCAAGATTCAGACTCAGCAAAACTAATGAACGCTCACGTGGATCGTATGGTCCAAGGTAGAGTAGGTCAAATGATAGGTGCTGAAAAAGAACGTGCTGCTAAAACTCAATCTGAGATTACTCGGCAAAAGGAAGAAGCAGCCTTTCGTGAAGCACATAAAATGACTGACCAGGAATATGAAAGTTTTGTAGGGAGAGCTAAAGAGCATATCTTAACTTTAGAAGATATTCATTATCTTTTAAATAAAGAAAAGACAGCTGCTAATACAGCAAATTCTACTAAAAAGGATATGCTGAATCAGATGAAAAATGTACGGAATATACCTACAAGTGCTAGTGGAGCAAACTCGCAAGGTTCTAAAGAAGAGCGCCCTGATGATATAATCTTCAATGCGCTAAAGGGCCTTGACGGTGATTTAGACAACCTGTTCGAGTAGGCACGACAAAAGGTTTAATAGCCTTTGCCTTCTCTGAACTTAATAAGGAGACAGACAAATGGCTGACGTATTATATGGGGGCAATAGCTACACAGATGGTTATGGTAGTATTGGTTCCTTTACAGACGTTGCAAGTCCTGGGTCAGATGGCTCAACTCTAGATACTGGCGATCTTAGGCGAAAGTTTAATTTCGGTGATCGTGTATCTGAGCTGAACCTATCCCAGGATCCGTTTTTCCGTTTTGTTTCTATGGCGGCAAAAAAGCCAACAGATGATCCTCAGTTCAAATTTACTGAACGTAGAGGTTCTTGGAACAAGCGGTACGCATATCCATCTGCATTTTCAAATGATAATGTTACATGGGTAGAAGATCAATCAACAAACGCAACAGATCAATATGACACATATGAGACTGCTGAAAGTACAGTGTATGTTAAGATGGTTAGTGATTATAAAAATTCTGGAAATGTATCCAGTATTTTTGGTAATACTTCTAATGACATACTACTTGGGTATGACGGCACAATGCCTAAATTCTTCCTGCCAGGACAATTGGTAAAAATACCTTTTGCCGCTAGTGCAGCAGGTGCAATGGGATCTTATGCTATCATAAAAGTAGTTTCAGTTACAGAACAAGATGAGTCAACAGCTGCTCCAAGTACACATGGGGAAGGAGAAGCTGTAATACTTAAAGGGGAAGTGGTAAAAGCTAAGGATGGTGGTGATGATTACTTCGCTGGTCCCTTAGGTGTTAGCGCTCCTGTTGGTGATGTAACAGCAACTACATCTATTGCAGGTGCAACTCAAGGCGCAGGTCTTGAAGCATCAAGATGTTATGTTGTAGGTTCTGTGTTTGATAAAGGTACTGGTTATCCAGAAACTTGGAAAGACCAGCCTTTCTCAACTGGATAT